AGTGATATTATTCCTATTGTGCTTGACATACACCATCATTGGATTCGGGAAGGTGAATATATCCAGACAGGAGATGATCGTGTCAAAAGGGTTATTGACAGTTGGCGTGATCGGCGCCCTACTTGCCATTATTCTGTCAGTAGGGAAGATATATTGGTAGGTCATTGTATAAACACACTACCTAATCATAAAGTATTACTTGAATCAGGACATAATAAACAGAAATTAAGGGCACACTCTGACTATATGTGGTCAAAAGCAGTAAACGATTGGGCCGCAACTCACTGGGAATGGGCAGATGTAATGGTGGAGTGTAAGTCAAAGAACCTCGGGGCTCATCAATTGTATGAGTATTGGAAACAATAAAAAAACTCGATGTTTCCTTGAACGGAGTTTATTTATGGTCGCATAATCTATTTTCATTAAGTTGGTTATTTGTCTGTTAGTTTTGCCTGCAGCAATAAAAGATATTGCTTCCTTATATTTTTCATAGTCAGCTATTACACGGCTATCCCATGTTTTATTAGCTTTATCGTGTGCTTTATCTGGGTTATGTTTGTACCATTCTTTTAAGGAGGCCGATTGTTTTTCTATAATATCTGCTCTGTTAGGATTACTATTATAATATTTTTTTAATCCCTCTGAGGTTTTAGAATTTGTTCGACCTCGCATAATAACTGCTATTTTTTCAGTATGTTCTTTTTTACGAGGAGGTTTTTTCCTTCCAAGTTGAGATTCCCGCAACTTTTTTATAGTATCTTCAGTAGGCGGTCCTCCCCCTCCTGTTTCAGGAATACGATTTGCCCAAATTCTGTTACCGTATTCATCTACGGATGTTGTTATTTTATAATAGGTAGAGTAATATCTACCGAGTGTGTTTAATTCTTTTTTAGAAGAACATTCCGCAAGTATCTCAGTGCTTACACTATCCCCAAATTTAGTTAAATGTGCCTTCCAATCTTTCCCTGATCCATTGTATAAAAAGGGGTCTTGTTTGGATGTTTGACCTAAATATTTCAACCCAGTAATATTGTGAGTTTTAATGTACAGGTAGTAAATAGTCATGCTGATTGCTCCTTCTAAGCGTTAGAGTGAGTGGGTATTTCCAGTACCGCGACTCACATTTATTTATTCCAAAGTACTGTAAAATTCCTATTTTTTTATTTATAATTAGAGTTATTTGATACATATATAAATGTTTAATAAAATTAAAAATCTTTTTGGAGTAGGAACGAAAAATGATACGCCAAGGCTGGAGCCACCGAGCGAGGCTCCTTCTCAACCTAAAAAGTCTAAAAAATCTAAACAAGAACTATCAGCTAAAGAATTAGCTACACAGAATGGTGAACCCTACATTAGTATTATTAGTGTTGAGTTAGATCCTGCCGATATCAATAATGGTAGTTTTGAATTAGACTGGAATGATAAGTTCGTACTAAATCTTATAAAGGCTGGATATAAAATACGCAATGATGATACTGACGCACAAATAGTAGACCGATGGTTCCAAACTGTTTGTAGAAATATAGCGTTAGAAATTTACGAACAACAACAGGCTGATCCCAATAACCGTGATTTAAGAGTTATTCGTAGTAGAGATATTGGAGATGGGCGTACTGAAGTAAGTTAATGGTTGACTTATGTAATTTATAGATATATAATAACTATGTTTTACAACTAAACATACATATTATATGAGCAACCAACTACTACAAGCTACAAAATCAATTCTATTAATGCCCTACTACAAAAATGACCAAGCACGTAGTGGTCAAGTTGTACATGGACATGAACTTGCTGTAGCAATAAAACTACAAGAATCAGGGTTTACAATTACTGAAAAAAGTAATTACCCTAAATTGGGCAAAGCAATGTTAAAGAATTGGGCGAGAATTGGTATTGATACTGAGTTAAGAGTTGCCTTAGCAGACATGCCCTTAGGTAGTATTATTGTTCAACCAGCAGGGTCTCAGGGCTTCCCAGACATTCTAATACGTGATTTTGATGATAGATTTATTGGGTTTGAGTGTAAAAGCACAAAAAATGGGACATGTCCTATGTGGAATGATAGCCTTCCTAGACCAAATGCAGTTTACATTTTTAACAGTGGCAGATATAATACTACTACAGTATTCATGGGTCGTGATGTAATTAGCCAAGCAGAACAAGATTTGTTAGATAAAAAGGAACGTGAGTATAAAAAGATTGATGAAAAGTACAAAAAATTGTTAGCAGAACTTGATGTACATAATAGAGGATGGCAACAAAAAGCCCGTAAACAACATTTTCAATATGGTGGAAAAGATAAAACAGATTATTTCTCACATAGTAAAAAATCAATTTGTGAACAAAACGTGTTAGATTTTGTAAAATGAAAAAACCATTAAAGCCTATCAATAATAACTTAGAACTAGTTACTCTACAGGATATTGAAAACCATAAACTTATTACGGACAATGAACTTAAACGTGACTTGGATAAGCTAAAAGCTTTTGTTGCTGATAGTAATGCTAACAACTTTTATGGTAATCCGTTTCTATATCACTTTCAATTTAAAAATCTATTAAAATGCCGTAGAGAAGATAGCAAGAAAAACATCTATGATATCTATAATGATCCAGTGAAGTGGGCTAAACTATTAGATGATACCCGTGTAAGAAATCGTGGTGGTAAAACAGCCGCTGGTAATATCTATGAATGTTTTAGAATTAACTTGGGCAGTATTGTTATGTTCAAGTCTACTACTGCCAAATATCTATATAAGAAATACAAAGCAACTAGTGTATTAGATCCTACAGCAGGGTGGGGAGGAAGAATGTTAGGTGCTTGGGCATTGGGTATTGATTATACAGGCATTGATACTAATGTAGAAATGAAGCCTGCTTACCAAGAAATGATGACATTCTTAAATACATCAGCAACAGAATTTGGTAATGGATTGTTTACTGTATCACAAACTAGTAAATTAAACATGATTTGGCGTAGTTGTTTAGATGTTGATTTTAGTAAGATTGATTATGACTTTGTATTAACAAGTCCTCCATACATCAATTTAGAAATGTATGAACACATGCCACTTTGGGATAGTGACAAATTGTTCTATAAGAAGTTTTTTATTCCATTATTTAAAAAATGTATGAAACATATTAAACCAAATGGTCATGTATGTTTCAATATCAGCCCAAAGATGTATGAAGATGCTGTACAACATGGATTGCCTGTTTGTGATAGTGAAGAAGATTTACTACAGCAACTAGGACAACAAAAAAACAAAAAGAAACAAGACAAGATTTATATTTGGCATAAAATTTAACATAGGAAAAATCATGCCCTTTAACCCAAAATTCTTAAGTGAATTAGTAAACGATTTACATAGTGATAAAACCCCAGAGATTCGTAAACATATTATGGAATCAATACTTAGTGATGACCAAAATAAAGGTAGATTTTGGGAACAAGTATTAGCTAAACATATGCCACATACCAAGTTGTTAGAAGGAAACGAATGGTATCGTGACTTTGACGATAATAGCGATGGTAAGTTTGTTACACTAAGCAATATTGAAAACAAGCGTAATGGTCGTAGTAATTTCCAAGCTACAATACATATACATAATAAAATTGGTACTTTACGTGTTTGCATGTGTGCTACATTGCCCGGTATTTTAGATCCAAAAGTTTATTTTATGTTGATTCCATTTGAAGCATACGAACCATATCTAAGTAAAACTAATGAAGAAGGTATTCCTCATCCTATTAAAATAAGTTTTAGTAATTTCAATCCATACGGAGAACTTTGGAACAAGTACCAAACTAACTTTGTTGGCGTAACTAAAATGTTAAGTTTTGACATTAAATCAGAACCAGTGTATACTGACTTTGACCTTTATAACTATGCTTAGGACTGGTATGAAATACGCACTGATTGACACAGCAAACACTTTTTTCCGTGCCCGACATGTGGCAAGTAGAAATGAAGATCCTTGGACTAAAGTGGGTATGGCATTACACTTGACATTATCAAGTGTTAACAGTGCTGTGCGACGGTTTGGTATTGACCATGTTGTATTCTGTCTTGAGGGACGCAGTTGGCGTAAGGATTTTTACAAGCCTTACAAAGCAAATCGTAAGTTAGATGAATCTGCTATGACTGAGGCAGAGGTTGAAGAAAACAAAATGTTTTGGGAAACTTACGAAAAGTTTACTACATTTATCCGTGAAAAGACCAATACCAGTGTATTGCGTCATGCTTCTGCTGAGGCAGATGATATTATAGCAAGGTTTATAAATTTACATCCAAATGACACGCACTATATTATTTCTTCTGATACTGATTACGTTCAGCTTATTAATGAAAACGTGTACCAGTATAACGGAGTCAGTAACCAACTCATCAAACTATCAGGTTACTATGATGAAAAGGATCGACTAATTGTTGACAAAAAGACGAAGGAAGCTAAAACATTAGGCGATCCTCAATACTTGCTATTTGAAAAATGTATGCGTGGTGATAGCACAGACAATGTGTTCAGTGCCTATCCTGGGGTACGTAGTAAAGGTAGCAAAAACAAAGTTGGACTGATTGAGGCTTTTCAGGATCGTAATAAACAAGGCTTTAATTGGAACAACATGATGCTACAGCGTTGGGTAGATCATGATGGAGTAGAACAACGTGTGCGTGATTGTTATGAGCGCAATAAAACATTAATCGATTTAAACGCACAGCCACAAGAAATTAAAGATGCAGTAGATGCTACAATTAGAGAAAACATCCGTATTCAAACTACGCCACAAGTTGGTGTTCACTTTATGAAGTTTTGTGGAAAATATGAACTTAATAAAATATCTGAAAATGCTGAAGCTTTTGCTAAGTGGCTTAATAACCCGTATAAGGGCATACTACATGAGTAGTATGTTAGAGAAACAAATCTACGCAGGTATAATGGCTGTACTAAACGACCGCAATGCTTACTATCAATCTGGTGTTGGGAGTAATGGTGCTTATAATCATTTGACAGATAGTGGTAAAGAAGCTATACTAACGTATATTGAACAATTTGCTCCATTAATGGTTAAAAAACAACAATTAGATTTAGATGCTAGAGCCAAACAATTAGTTATTAACGAGTTGAAAAAATGAGCACTAACACATTCTATAAAAAAGTAGGTCGTAAATATATTCCTGTCAGTGAATATGACAGTGAATTACGTGAGGCTTTTCAAAAAGGCTCACATTTAGTAACAGTTGAGCCTGGACATACTTTAACAAGACATAACATAGACCCAAATTATGCTGCTTTAATCGCAGCATCACTTGTTGCTAAAGAAAAAATGATTAGTGCTTTAATGGATGCCAGTGGACTTAAAGTAAAACAAAAAACACTTACCCCAGAACAATCGCAAGCCTACATACATTTTAAGAAAACAATGGGTGAGGAATTTTATAGCTTATATACTGATAGTGCTGGTAATATTGTAGAGGCTGGACTAGAAGTTTTATACGAAGAAGCAAACAAATTATTACAACATCCTACTGTAAAGAATGCTTATGAGCAATTTCTAATGGTAGCAAAGCTTACTAAAGATGAATGAGTCAGAAAAACAAAAGTTAATTATGGATATGTGTTTTACATATCGCCAAGATTTTGGACTAAATAAAAGTCCAGATGATCCAAGTTGGGTAGCTGGTATGACTGATATTGAAAGACAAATGTTAATTAAGACCATGACACAAATTTTCAATAATAATATTGAACCATTATTACATAAACACACGGAGGGTAAAATTGAGTGGACTGATTGCTAAGCCTATTATTGATGACCAATATTGGGTAATTACAGACGGACAGAAAAAAGTAGGAAACGTTATTAGTGATGGTAACGGGTTTGATGTAAAAATTGAAGGGAGGTCTGTACATTTTGACAGTACAGATGACATTAAAAAATTAATTGATATAAAATTTATAAGTGGCAATAACAAAACTACCAATAAACAACCTTATCCTGAATATCCAACAACATCAAAGGTTTACAATAGTATCTATGATATTCAACGTAAACTTCATTTGTATACCAAATCTAGTAAAAGTAAGTGTTATCATGCTGCTGGATGGTTTGTTATGAATGTCAACGGAAATAAAGAAGTTACTTTCTGTCCAAAATATATTTTTATTCAACGTTATGAATATATAGGCCCGTTTAAAACAGAAACAGAGGCTGAAGTAGCGATAAATATTCTATGATTTTCATAAAGAGATTTTTAGATAAGATGACTGCCTATGAGGGCAAACAAAGTAAAGATATAATTATTCCACTTAGTGACGCACGTGGATTACGTGATGACATAGCAAAACTATTATTAGACTTAAATGATAAGAAAAACAATAGTGAAGAAGTAGTAAAAATCAATATAAATGGTGGTAGCTTTAAATGAGTAGAACACAGCCTAAAGTAATACTTGAGCACGTTGATAAGAAAACATACAAAACCGATCAGATTGTAGAAGCTGCAGGTATTTGGGCTGTATTTTATGACAACCAACCTATTAACTTAAAATCACAACATTACTTAGATAGCACAACTGCTCCAAAATATAAGAAAACAAGTTTTAGTAATCCTGGACATGCTAGGAATCTATGTAGAAAGTTAAACATGCAGTTTAAGACAGATAAGTTTACAGTTGTCTTTTTGAACAACGGACAAACTGTATATCCATATACAGATGACGCAATCTAATAAAACAAAAATAACACAATATGTATTAGATAATCTACAGAATGTTGACCGCTATAAATCACACACAGTAGATAAAGTTTTTTTACGTTGGTGGATGACTGGTCGTAATAGTGAAGGTATGCGTATCACAGATGAGGGTAAAGTTGTGTTTGAAATGGCAGGTATAACCCACTATGATATTGAATTAAAATTCAGCAAAGATAAAAAATTCAAGCCTCAACACTTCATTATACAATGTAATAAAAAGATTAAATGCCCTTATTATCTTGGTCTTAAACTAGAAGATAAAACTAAGATACCATTTGTAAGACTGTATGATAATAAAATTGCTGTGTTAGTAGCATTATACGGTGATCTTATGGAATACTTAGAAAATGTTAAATAAATTTATTAAAGGAAAATAAAATGACTGAAGAACAAAAGAAAAATCAGAATACGTTTGCTAATACTTTAAAACAAGCACAAAAAACCAAAACGCCGTTTAATGGTAATCATAATATACCTAAACCAACAAAAGGGTATAAAAACACAACAACAGTACGAAGAAGTGGGCGAGGAGGCTAATTTCTTTGTCAACGAATTTAACGCCTCATGCGTTAATATATATAGACATGTAAATGTCTATTTCATTTAACTTAAAGGAAAATAAAATGAAAATTCTTGCAACATTAATCGCATCATTGTTTGCTGTATCAGCTTATGCTGCTGACGCTAAAAAAGAAGAGCCAAAGAAAGACGCTCCTAAGGCTGAAGGTAAAAAAGAAGCACCAAAAGCAGAAGCTAAGAAAGAAGAAGCTAAGAAAGCTGAACCAGCAAAAAAATAATATTGGCTCGCAGAAGCCAATTACCATATCTAAGCTTTCATCAGAATTTTGACGATACAAATATAGTTTTTATTAATGATGATTTTAATACAAATAACAAACGTATTAGGATTGTAAGAAAACAAACTATAGAAGATGAAGAAGAACTTTCTGATTACGTGAAATCAAGATTATATTTGGCACGACAGCTAGCGTTATTAAAATTTGAAAAAGCCCATAGTTAATATGGGCTTTTTTATTAACGTTATATTTTTTGCGCACCGCAACATAATAAATAATTACACACATGGAGATACACAAATGATTAATACAATGCCCTTTTTTATGATGGATGCTGTCCAAAGCACCAAGAAAAATTTAGTTAACACTTTCGTTACTAATAATGATATTAAAAAATTGCTCAATGAATTTATTGACGCACAGACAGAGTATACAAAAAAGTCTTATGCTAATACAATAGACACAGGAGTAGCAATTTACAGTGTTATGACTAATAAAGAATTTTTTAATAACACAATGAAAAATTGTTTTGTCCCATTTGGGGGTAAAGGAAAGTAATATGTTTACGCAATTAATGCTCAATATCCTAGAGCGACTAGCGGAAATGTTTCCAAACGATGGTTACCAAACTCGTTTAGAGCGTTATCTTAGCAACAAAAGCATTACCGATGCTGCAACTCTTGACAACTATATAAAAGAGTTTGAATACAAATCCTACAAGGAGAATAACAAATGATTAGTTTTTTAGCTGGTTTAGCACATAGAATTTTTTTAACACTTGAACAAAGTGGGAAAGCCAGAGCAAACAGATATTTACACTTACATAAGCGTGATATGGGAGGTTGGGTATGACTTTTCTAAAAATGATGTATTCAGTTTGGTGTGAAGGATTATTGGCAAGTCATTTAACACGCAGGGGTAAATGGCAAAGTGCTGTAAAGTTAATGGGAAAGTAATATGTTTACCTTTTTATTACTATGCTTTGTTAAAAAGGCTGAACAACCTTTAGGCGAAGAATGGGATTTCACCAAGACAAATTTTACTTCCAAAACATCTTGCTGTACTAAATAAGTATGCTACAATGTAGCAACAGACATACACACAAGGAGAAAATATGTTTAATCAACCAGAATTATTAGTAGATACAATCCAAAATGCGAAAAAACAATGGATAGAAAAATGCGTCAGGAATACTGATGTAAAAAATAATCTAAATCTATTTGTAGACGCACAATCAAAATTTTTAAAAACAGCAATACAAACAACATCAGGAATATTATCGACGGTTGGATATGAAATGCTTAATACAAAAATTGAAAAAATGTTTAATCCATATGGAATAGACTTTTTCAAAGCAGGTTGGGATGCTTGGGCAGAAGCTAATCGTAATGCTTATGCTAATAAATCCTAAGACATACACACACTAAGGAGAAAAAATATGTCAAATAATTACGGTGATAAAATCATACCAGATATGAAATTGCCAGAAGTTAAGTTCAATAAGACAGGATATGAAATCCGTACAGATATTCTAGCAATGGCTAAAGACCTAGTTGCCCAAGAATATACTTGGAAGTATAATGGGTGGGAAATGAGTGCCAAACGTGATGAAAAAACAGGACAAATTGTTAACACTGTTAATATGCCTGAATTTCCAGGTTTAGACAAGGTTCTTGAAACTGCGGAAAAGATGTATAGTTTTGTGAACTTTAGTAACAAAAAATAATACAAATTTAGCCCCGAAAGGGGCTTTTTTATGGCTTGACAATAAATCCATTTTCATTTACAATGCTTCTATAGTAAATTTTCAGGAGCGTTGTATGGGTCACAAAGTTATTGCTGATAAGTTTCAAATGGATGAAATGCGTACCAATTATGGTCCACGCAAAGGACTTGAAGGTCCATTTAACTTCTCAGGTAGAGTGTTGTATTATGACAACAGTGTAGGTCAGTACTACGACCCTCGTACCGATTTTTATGTGGATCAAATTGAAATGAACATGATCCATCAGCGTATTTATGAATTGCTAAGGGGCTAAAATG